GTGATGAGTCTAAATAATTGTAAGTAACTACTCTATTAATTTGATCTGACCCTGACGTGCAATAGAACCAACTAATCTCACCAAACAAATTATTTAAACCTGCATTAATAAGATCTCTAGACGTAGCATTTATATCGTCATAAACATCGTCTTCTACAAGACACGGCATTGATTTTAATTGACCATCGTATTGAAAGAAACCGTTTTCTGACATCCAGTATGCTGTACCATCAACTTCTATACAAGCATTTTTACCAAACAATCCGCAGTTAGTTCCTACTTGTTCGAATGAGAATGTAAAAGGTTGACCTACAAATTTCATTAGAAATAGTGCAGTGTCTGTCCATACATAGATAGCATCCCTACCTTTAATGGCTCCCATAATTTTTGATCCATCTGCAAGTCTTTGTGTGCCTGCAGTATTGTTAGCCCTTACTGTGTAAGAATCGGTTTTATCAATACTTTCTTGAGAAGAGAAACGTATAAACATATCATCTTTAGTTGTTGATGTCCCAACCGTTGTCTCTGTTCCAAAAAATACTAAGTGTCTGTCTGGTGTAGATACTAACACGTGACGTGATGCAGTCGGAGCGTTTGCCAACACTGTTGCTCTTGTTGATGTTGGATTAGCTGCAGATGCATCCCACTTAAAACATTTACCATTGTAAATAAGAGCAATTAAAGTTGTACCAAAATTATCTAAAACCCATAATCCTGGATCAATAGTAAGGTCACTGTTGTTTGGATCTCCCCATCCAGTAAAATTTGTAATGTCAGAAACAGTAGCGCCAGAACCGTGTGTTGATTTTGTGGTGCCATTTACGCCACGAGAACCTCCGCTTAAAGTATTTGATGTAGTGTTATTATTTGTAAAACTTATATCTTCATTTCCTATTCTAATTTCTCCAGATGATGCAAAACCTGATGAGTTAGAAAGAACTACAGTAGTTGTTACAGTGTCTGTTAAAGCCGTAGCTAACGTTGTTGTCGGAGCGCCTGGAGAAGTACCAGACCATAGACCCGTACCCCAACCAAGTCCTCCAAGTTGTTGTGCTGGTCCAACAGATTCATAAATTAAAACTGATGCAGATCCTGCAGTGCTCAAAGGTGTGCCTGTTTCATTAGACGCCATTGTAATAGTAAAAGTAGTAGAAGTTGGAACAGATGTTACCATAAATTTAACGTCTTCAAAAGTTGCATTTGTAAACGTAGATCCACTTAAACCACCCACACTGTCAAATAAAACAATGTCGTTGTCTTGCAGTCCATGAGCAGAACCTAACGTGATTGTAACAGTAGGACTACTAGATGTGCTTGTAAAGTTAGCTCCTGTAATTGTAGTACGTATAGGATGGATGTCATAATAAGTACCACCAGAATATATGTATAAAATTCTGTTAGTTCCTATTGCAGCATATTTAATTCCAGCATTATCATCCCAATGATGTATTGCTCTTCCTGCACCTGTTAAATTAGTAGAACCTAACTGTGCCCAACCACCTATTTTTTCTGGAGAACCATATCTAAAACGAACATTGTCGCCATCAAACCATTGCCCCTCAGCCCCGGTCTCTGTAACCTGTTTGTTAAACCCTGGTGCAAATCCTAATTTTTGTAACATATAACTCCATTTATGTATTCCTTATTAGTGGAACACCTAACATCGGCCTTTTGTCGAACCTATTCTTTTCAGCAAAAGGACCATTTACATGGTTATAATGAAGAAACACTTGTCCGCAAGTAGTTCCTTTAAAAGGTTCTCTCCAATGCTCTAATTCACATCCACTATATACCAGCATATCGCCTACTTCAAGCAGGACTTTTGTGCCTTCTGGAGCGTTAGGTTTGTGTATATTTTTTTGTTCATCTATTACATTATCTGTACCTGTGCCGTCTATAAAAATAGGCCAAGGATCACCCCCTAGGTTTATGGTAGTAGATATCTCACAACTAGGTCTGTCTTTGTGTCTTTTTAATTCATCACCGTGTTTATATAATCTAGCGTAGGAATAAGTAGGGCATAGGTTTAGGCCGGTTTCTTTTTGCATTACCGGTAATACTTTAACAAGTAAAGTTTCCATTACATTATCAGCATAATGTGAATAAGTGTTTGGAATTTGTTTATCTGTCCATGTGCCTAACATACCATTGTCATAGGTTATATTATTATCGTACATAAATTTAACCGCATCACGTTTAAGAAGAAAATAGTTAAATACAAAGTTAGCTAATTCATAGCTAATTGCTTTTTTAATTACTTGATATTTATTAAAAACCATCTTGTATAAAATTAAAACTTACTGATATCCTTATATCATTTGATTTGTTGGGTTCAACCGCATGCCATAGCCAAGAAGGAAACATAATTATTCTACCTTCAACAGTATCTAAATGAACATCTCTCCATAAATGTTTTGGTGGTTGTCCTTTAATTCTTGTAGGCATTGTAGTTTGTATTCCAGGTCTAGGGTCATTACACACTATTTTTCCACAATCAGGGTTAGTTTTTACATAGTAAACACCGCTATATAAACTATTTGGATGTATGTGAGGTCTGTTATACCCACCAGGATAATTTATGTTAGCCCACATATTTCCTAATATTGGTTTTTTATCTAACCATTCTTCTTTAAATATTTTATGTTGCATTTTATATAACTCATCAACAAGAGTTTTAAAAGGTTCCATGGTGTGCATATTAGTTTCACTATGCCAACCATTTACATTTGTTTTTTTAACACCTTTGTCTTGTTTAGACCAAGCAACAATATTATTAGCTAGTTGTTGATTATCTAGTTTGACATCTTCTGCGTATATAGTTGTAGGAAAAAATTGTTCTGCAAACATTATCTAAATGGTTTACCTCCAAACCAACAAACTAAAGATTGTCTCATACCTTTAGTTACAGGATTAACTCTGTGATTTAAAAAAGACGCAAATATAATTGCATGACCTTGTTTAAGTTCTGCAAATTTACCTGGTGCCATTAATTCTAAATGTCCACCTTCAAACTCTGATGGATCATTAAGTAGTAATGTCATTGATATTTTTCTTACAGGTGGTTCGTGTTCCATGTTCACATCGCAATCCATATGCCAATCATAGAATCCTCCTTCTGGGTATTCTGTAAATTGTGCATTTTCTGTTACTTGTATGTCACCAAAACCAAAATGATTTTCATTTGCTTTTTGTATAAAGTTATTAAGATCACGATACATGGGTTCCATTTCTTTAAATGGTATCCAACTAATTGTTGTCACTCTTTTTTTAGTATCTGTGCCTCCTCCTGGTTTACCCATACCTACTTTTGCTTGACGTGGTGGTTGTCTTCTACCTGCCGCTATAATTTCTGTACATTGTTCTGGTGTAAACAATGGTGTGGTTGTTTGAACTATCCAACTTTTCCATTTAGGTTCTGTCATGTGTCTGTTTTCGTACATTAACTTCTTACTCCTCTGTTTTTAATTGGGTCGTATTGAACATCCATATTTGCAGCTAACGTTCTTCTATATCCTGGACCATTAAAAGGATATACGCAATGTCTCATGTCATATGGAAATATATAAAAATCTCTTTCTTTAATGTGTGGTTGATAATCTATATTTGCAAAGTGTCCGCTAGCTGAACCTAGTATTTGTAATTTACCATTTTGTGGTGCATCCTCTGCAGAGTATTCTACACCATAAGACTTAGGTAATTTTAAAATCATGACAGAAGATAAACCTGTAAACAATGATCCTTGGTGCACGTGCACTGGATTGTATTCATGTTGAAACATTGTGTTAACCCATATAGAATTTAAATGTAGTTCATACTCTTTTACTTTATTCCATTCTAAGTAATGTTTAAATTTTTGCTCAAACCACCATAATATATCATTAGGTAAATGATTATGTTTATTCATTTTAGGGCTGTCTTTACCATTAAAAAATAAACTATGTTCTTTTTCAATTTTGCCAACTAACTGTTGATTAGCAGGTTTTAATTCTGAGTACTTTGTTTCATAAATATGGTTAATAGTATTAAATACATTAAGAGGTACTTGATACTTTAATATCGACTGACCTAAAAATACAAAACTAAAATCTGATGTGTCCATACTTTTGTTTTATCCTTTCTGGAATTTTTTCTATGTAAGGGTTGTATACTTTTCTAACAGGTCCATCAAATAGTTTATGCATATTACTACCAACTATTTTATCATCGTAAGATAAACCATTTACATTGACTTGATCTACATTATTAAATCTATGATTAAAATAAGGCTCACCCATAAACTGATATATTTTTTTAAATTCTTGTTCTGGATTTGTAACCATATCATCGTATTTTACATAGTGGCACATATCTTTATAATTATATGAATTTTTTATAGCTTCTAAATCTTTTGCAACAGCACCATCTTTATTCATAATCATACCTAATTTTTCTTCATCAGTTTTTAAATTATATCTATTAGGAAATGCATCAGGATTTTCTGTATACCACTGCATGTAACTAGCTAACACATCCATTAAATCTCTAAGTAATACAATACATTTAAAGGGACGTTTAAAATGTTTTTGCATCAATTGAAAATTACCCATGGTCATCACAGGTCCACGATCAATAATAATACGTTGTGGCCAATCATTATAATAAGTATCAAACACAGAATCTAACACATTATCTAAAGATTTATGATCTGAATAATTTAAAAACACATCGGTTTGTTTTAACAAATGTAAGTCTTTTATTATTTCTAATGTAATAGAGTTAGGTGTTGCAGCTATCTCAGGATTTTGATTCATAATACTTGCAAACAAAGTATTACCAGATCTAGGTTGTGCTACTAAAAATAAAAGTTGTTTATTTTTCTTTGGCTCCGAGGTCATTGGTCAATTGTTCTTTCTTGTTGTAAATCATTTCTCCTGATTTTTTAACTCTTTCTATAGTTTGTAATTGTCCAAGTACATTAAACACTTCTGGCTGACTTGAGCCTGATGTCAATGTCTCTGCTTTGTTTTTCATAATTAAATGATATGAATCTAGTTGGTGTCTGTTAACATCTTGTGTATTAAAAGAACCATCATCAAATTCTTTTTTAAGAGTTGACCATAGTTTAATTTCTCTCATTCTGTCACGTGCTACTAACTGCATGTTAGCAACTGAATAAGTTTTTTCATCTATGTCTATTTGAAGTAATTCTCTTTTTAACTCGTCTTGTTCAGTCTCAAGTTTTTGTTTCAATTTTTTTAATTTAACTTCATTACGTCTAGCATCAAATGATAGGCTCATTAAGTTTTCTAAAAATACGTTTTGTTCTCTAACACACTGCCAATACTTTGAAGCTTTAGTTGGATACTTTGCATCTTGTAACACAGACATTCTCATTTCTGTCTCTGTTCTAAATACTTGTTTCTTGGTCCATGTATCTCTAAGTTCACCTGTTAGTTCTTTGAACTCTTTAACATCATTTGGATCTAATAAATTATTTAAACTTGGTGCTTCTTTTTCTATTAACGCATGTATGTTTCTTTTTTCTGTCATATTAATTCCTTTCGATTCTTTATATATAACGATTATTAACTAGTTGTCAATGTCGAAGCAGTTGCAGTTCCTGCAGCTGACTCATCCCATTCTTCAACACTTATGGCAGGTGATCCTCCACCAATAGCAAGACAAGAACCAGCATCTCCTGAGTTATCTGTTGATTGGCTTTGAGTCATATTAGATCTACTTTCCATAGCAGTACCATTATAAAAAAATGTACCAGCAAGTAAACCTGAAGGAGATCCTCCTTCACCACCATAAAATAAAGCAGAGGTTTGTGTTCCTCCTGCAGCCATAGCAAATAAAGGTGAAGTAGGTACATCACCACCTGCACCCCAACTACTACCATTCCATTCTAATGTAGTTTTGTTTGGAGCACCACCTGCTAAAACGAAAGCTGAAGAATTTCCAGCACCAGCGGCACCGAATCTTCCTGCTGGTAAATTTGATATTGCTGTCCAACTGCTTCCATCATATTTTAATGCAGTTACATTTGGAGCACCAAAACTACCACCAAAAATAGAATCTGTTTGTGTACCATCACCATAACATTCTCTTTGAGGTGTAGGTAAATTTCCTCCACCTGTCCAACTTGTTCCATTATATTCTTCTGTTGTATTAGTGTTATCTCCAACTCCAGGACCTTGAAAACCTCCCCAAGTTAAACCTGCAGTTAAAGTTCCACCCGAACCTGCACTTAGTCTACCTGTACTTAAATTTCCTCCTGCTGTCCAAGATGAACCATTGTATTCAACTGTTGGAGTATCTGGAGCGTAAGGAGCACCTGGGTTTGATCCACCTGCAGCATAGGCTGCATTTGTTGTTCCACTTTGTGAAACAGATGAATTATTACGAGCCCCTGGTAAATTAGTTGATGCTGCCCAAACACCTGTTCTTGGTGATAAAATGTTTGAACTGTATTCTTCTGTGTCATTACTAGCTCCAGGGTTTATATCTCCACCAAAACCTATAGCAGCTGTTGCTGTTCCTCCTCCTGCATAAGATTGTCGAGCAGTAGCCATGTTTGCTGTTATAGCAAAAGTAGATCCATCCCACTCATTAGTAGCTGTAGTTACAACACCAGGAGTTCCTGGTCCTGCTGGAGGTGGGGTATTTATGTTTCCTCCAAAAACAACAGCATGAGTTTGTGTTCCAGCTGTTGCA